CAGGGGCGCATATCAGTGCACAAGGCGGTCTCTTCTAGATATGGCTAGAAAGAGTGGAAGCTCTTTTGGTAATTTTGCTCAATCAGCCGTAACTCCTCCGAACGGCGTAAAACCAATTACAACTGAGTTTTCTCAAGGCTCTGTTCCAGATTCCTTATATACCATCAACAGGGAATCGGCCTGGTCCCGCTGGAGACGAGGTTATGAACTGGCAACTGCAACAACACATAACAACGATTATTCTTATCAGTTTGACTATGAGATACCAAATTCTTCCTCCACGGGGAATGACGCAATTGTAATCTCGGGTGCTTTTACTGGTTACCCAACGATAAGCAAAGAGTTTGGCATGCATTGGGCTATCTGGCGTTACGCCGGATCAGTCCGTTGTGATCGATTGACAGATCCAGTCAGTAGTCAAAAACTTTTTATTGAATCCGTTACGGAAGATGCAAGCTATTGGTATGTAAAGCTAGCGGGTACCTGGAGCCCATCCAATCCCCTTCCGGCACCTTTTTATATTCCAGTGCCAGGGGAACCAGATGGTTTGAAGCCAGCCAACACAGAAATCTTTGAAGACCGTATCATTACGGTTGATGGCCCAATCATCGATAAGGACACTATTAATCCACAGACTCAAACGCGATACGGCTACGTGCAAGCAGTTGTTATTGCCATTAATCAAGACACGGGTGTCCTTACATTCAAAAAAGATGGTTCAGTGCAGGTGACGCCTGATGGTATTCTTACGACACCGTCATCTATTGGTTTTACTCCAGGGCGTTATCTAATCACTGGATCAAGATACTGCTGTACTTGTCAAGATTTTACCCGGCGTGATTATTCATTTTTGGCGTCAAGCACAGCCAGCAATAAACGACAGTTTCCTCGTTCAAGTGCAGCAAGTATTAAGCCTGGTCGTTTTGAATTGACAAAACGCGATGGGATCTTAGATAACAGTGCAATGACAAGACCTGGACAAGATCGCACATTAGATGTCGTTTCACCAGAAGGTTTTGAACTTGGTTACGACGTTACCGATAACAACGTTGGCAGCCGTAAAGCAACAAGAGACAATCCAGGTGTCTTCAGAGATTTTGGTTCTACTTACGTCAGAAGTACGACCGATATTGCAATCACAGGCTCCAGGCCCGATGGCATCCCTGGCTACCAGGATTATTCTTCTGTTGTTGTAAGTACAGATACGGACTCTATTCCACAAGTTACAATCACAGCCGTCGACGACTCCTGGGCACCGCTGTTAGATGAATTGAGATACTGCAAACATATCTATGCACTTAAATTCAAGGATCGAGTATTTCCTCCTGAACCTTCTGATTTCCCGGTAGGCGCAGGCAGCATGGCAGCATGGGAACAAACCCTTGTTGCTAAATCACAAAAAGAAAAAGAAAGCATTGCAGAATTTTTGCAAACACAAAGAGCGTTGTCGTTGATGGATGTACCGCCTTACAACTGTCAATCACCCATGATTTTTCCCATGTTGCAACGTATTTTTAACTTTGCGACAGATAGAATCTTGATTGAAAATTTCACGATGTTTGATAAAGATGGCAGGCCGTACAAGCCATAAAAAACGGCCCCATCACTGACAAGGCCGTTTCCGTATCCCCAGGCCGTCCCCTAGGCGGCCATTGGCATCATACCAGCTTTTGTAAGTTGCTTGCGTACTGCCGTTACGTTCCAGCGGTAGCTATCCCTGGAGCGGGTCTCGTCAAAAGCTGCGTAGTGTGGCCCAAGCTTCAGGGTGCCGTCATCGCGATACTTGAAGAGTGTCTTACGGTCAATGCCAAGGAGTTCTTCCAGCTTCTGAGCAGAAACCCAACCAGGATGCGAGGCCATGAAGGCAGTAGTAGCAACTCTCTTACCTTACACAAGATTGACCCGGAGTCAAGGGTCTTTATTTAAAATTCATCTTTACTCGCAAACCTGTAATAGTTTGGACAACTTAAAATGAATTAACGGCAATCGAAGAGCATGTTTTGCAGCCAGCACGAGCCTCTCGCCCTGCTAGTTGAAATAACTCCAAAACTTGCCAAGAAACGTTTCAGAGAAAGTATATACCAAGCCTGGGACTACAAATGTGGTTATTGCGGCAAGGACGCCACGAGCCTTGACCACGTGATCCCACGTTTTAAATCAGGATGTTCTAATCGACATAACTTGATTCCAGCTTGTTGCCGTTGCAATGCAAACAAAGCTTCATCACATATGGAAACTTGGTACAAACAACAAGACTTTTTTGAACAAGCTAGGTTAGATGCAATACAAGCCTGGGTGAAACCAGAGAATGTAAACTTAATTGACATGCAAGAATATAAAGCAGCATCATGATTCGTTTTACTGTATCCAACGGGCGCTTGACTCCTGCTCTTGCAGAAGATGTTTCTACTGAAGAAAAAGAAGCAGCGGAGCTTATTGCTGCGCGTTTAAACGCTTTTCAGGGATCGGCAGGAAGCTATAGAACATTGATGGAGGGCATTGATAAAGATCTCCAAAGCAAAGGTGTTGCAACAAAAGAAGTCATTGACGCAGATACTATTGGTACCATCGAGTCTTTTTATGAAAAAGCAGCAGGCATAAAACCATGGGACTCAACCAAACAAGGCAAGAATCTGGCTGAATTTGATGCAAAGTTTTACTCCGGTTTAGTTCCAGATAAAGCTAAAACCTGGAAAGAAGCAGGTAAAGCAGTTACCTTTGCAGGACAAAAGATTGCAGACGTTGATATCACCAAACAGTATCCTGACCTAGACAGTTATCTTCACGCAGATTACAGCTTTGTTGGCTCTCCGGCAGGGTTACCGGGCAAGCGACGGCAGCTCACTGATTACACAGAGACCCTTCGACCTCCTACCGATAGAGAACGTCAGGTCCTGCGGGAAACTTTACTAGGTACTTCTGCGGAGCAACCGACTTCTTTGGTGGGACTCTCTGCGCAAGAATACGTTGATCGACAAGGAGAGCAAACCTTTGGCGCTCTCTCTGCTGATGTTCTTAAGCAAACCTTGGATCAGTACTCAAAAGCCCTTAAGCAGGAGCAGGTGAGTGCCATGTTCCAAGGGATGGGCATGCCTGATGTCAATGGCTTTAAACAAGACATCAAGAACTCCATTCTTGGCGATTTGGGGGGTGGTGGTTTTACAAGTTTTAGTCAAGGCCTCTCCAAATCTCTTGACAAGAGCTTAGGCATTGGTTCCTCGGTTAAATACAACTGGCAGAAGTGGTTTGATGAAACACTTGCTGAGCGTTACCGCAATATGCAAGAAATTCAAGATCCAGCAGATGCCGCAAAAACGTACAAGATTGAACAAGAATTTGCAAACAAATTTATCAACGATTATTTGAAGCCACGTTTTGATACGTCAAAATCAATCACGGAATTTGTTAGCTATATGGATGTGAAAGAAGATGAGCAAAACGTTTTGCAAACTCAGCTTGCATCAAGTGCATTAAAAGATTTTGCAAATAAACAAGCCAATAACTATTTAAGTGACCTTGCAACAAAGACAACAAGTAAAGCATTTGATCCTAAGTTTTATTTAAATCCTGAACTGCTTAGTGGCACAGACGTCACCAGTAAGGCAAGCTTATATGCTCGGCAGAAAGCAAGCGTTGATGGAGCCTGGGAAAACAGAGCGTCTACTAATGCAGTAAAAGATGGCAAAACCTGGTCGCAATGGGCTTATGAATACGGACTAGACGTCAACAACAAAGATGATTTCGCAAGACTGCATTACGAATTAGTTGGCAAGCCTCAAGGCTATGACCCAGTTGCAGACTCTTACACACGAGACGATCTTGCTGCCTTCATTCAAAAGGATTTGGCAGCAGCATTGCAAAATGAAAAAACATCGTATGGTAACCCGGTATTCTTGGACTTTGTTTCCGCAGAAACAAAGACACAAGAATTGGTTGACAAATTAAACCTCAAGGATCTTCCGGAGGAATACCTAACGCAGTTAAAAGATGTTGGCATGGATCCTAATGAAACGCCAGCCGATCAAGTTAAAGCCTATCTTGCTGAGTTTTTGAGGACAGAGCCTGCTTCTGAAATACGTGAAAAGATTCGTATTCTCAACGAACAACAAATTAAACCTACGCAAGAACAGTTAGGGGTTAGTTACATCCAGCGGGACACGGATGAAAAACCTAAATCACAAGCCGGTGGTACAGCTCTCTTTAACATCTTTAAGAAAGCAGGGTACAACGGAAATGAATCCGAGTTTTATCGTGACTTCTTCCCTGATGCAACAGATGAAGACAAAAACCTTGGGCAAATAGACGGCAAGGTATCCACAAAAGGAGGGATGCAGGGTTTATTTGGTTTCTCCATGCCTGACATGTCTGATCCTTTTGCTGCCATGTCTTCACTCAATACCATGCTTGAGGACAGCAGTGAGCAAAATGCAAAGCTTCCTACAAAGAAAAGTTATTTCAGTATCTTTGCGGACGAAGAGGATGAAGGTGCGCCCTCATACTTTAAAATAGGAAGTAGCAAGACAACAGCTAGTAAATCCCCGTCTGCTCAAGATTTTCTTGGCAGCTTTGGCTCTTTCTTCGGTTGATAACACATGTCAGATAAACGAAAAAAAGCAGCAAAAGCCGCTAAACTTGCAAAGGATTCAATGCCTTGCAATAAGCCCCAGCGTACTCCTGGGCACAAGACAAAATCTCATGTGGTCAAAGCCTGCGAAGGAGGAGAAGAGAAGATCATTCGTTTTGGTCAGCAGGGTGTAGAAGGCGCAGGTAAAAATCCACAAACTGCCAAAGACAAAGCACGTAAGAAATCTTATTACGCTAGGCATAATGCCCAGGATCCAAGCCCTGACAAAATGTCGGCACGGTACTGGTCACATAAGGTGAAGTGGTAATGAAATTAGCAGGCAAGTATAAACAAATTGGCCAGGGGGCAGTTGATCCTTTCCTTAGTAGGCGTGATCTCGTTAACCGCCAACAGTGGACAGAATCAACCGATTTGTACACAACTGAACCAGCAATACGTCAAGAGTTGAACAAGCTACTTGGTTACCTGGAACTTGTTGATCCCGGTTCCCAGCAGGCCCTGCAATTACAAACACAAATCAACGCATTGCGCGGACAAGCGTTTGATGCCCTAAGCTGATCCACGTAAGCCACCCTGCTATCCATGGCAAAACCCAAATCCACAGTCCTCCAAATTGAATCCAAGCCCAAGAAAACACGTCAAGGTGATGGCAAGCATTCTCGCCCTAATCACGGGCGCAAGCTTTCCCGTGGCCAAGGCAAGTAAAAGTTATGTATATTAGGAGTACTAATTGTTACTCCTATGTCGGATCTTTCGCATGCGGTTAACCTAATCCGCAAATACGAAGGGTATAGCGAAAAGGCATACCCAGATCCGACAACTGGTCGAGACCCTTACACCATCGGGTTTGGAACTCAGTTCTATCCCGATGGTTCTCCCGTCAAGCGTGGCCAATGCTGCACTCGTGAGAAGGCTCTGGAATACCTCTTCCACGAGATCAACGTCATTGACAACCAGCTAGCTAAGCTCAACCTTGGCCTGGACAGCAGCATGCGTCAGGCCCTAATCTCATTTATCCATTCGGTAGGTTGGGATCCTTTCCTGTACAGCCACGTCATCGACCGCATTGAAGCAGAGGACTTCTGTGGTGCCACTCAGGAGATGGGCCATTGGATCTGTGATGAGGAGAACAACGTTATCGGTGGCCTTCTGGACCGCCGCAGGGAAGAGATCAACCTGTTCCTCCAGGAGGTCGATGCCAATCCCTGGTCCTCCACTGAAGTGCTTCTGACAGCCTTCCGCAACTACAGCGCTGCTCCCCATGAGGTACGTGCAGTTCGTCAACTGGAAGAACGCATTAGTCCTTACATCCTGTCAGAGTTTGCCAATGCCTTTCGTGTGAATGAAAACAAGTGGGGCGATTTCCCAGACCAGGAACTTGATTTGCTATTCACTAGCTAGGATTAGAATAATTGCAACGAGCAAATGCAGAGTGGAATGGAGCGTTCAGTTGAGCCACGGGAATTTGAACTCCCTCTGGAACTCCAGTTTTCCATGCGTAAAGCAGAGCTTCAATCCCAAGAGATGACTTGGGAAGAACTGCGTTACGCCCTGCTTAGCCTTTACCACCAACGCATGATGGAATGGCACGCCATCAAAGACATCATGGCGTCCGAAAACATTGAGATCGACTGGGATCATCCCACTGATCTGGAATTAGCCGAACTCGCCGCCGCCTGTATGGATGACGACGAGTACGACGATGATGAAGATGAGCTTCAGCCTTTCTGAGCTTCATCAAGATGAATAAGGCGCTCCAGGTACCACTGTGCTTTCTTCAGTGATTCTGTCCCGCCTTTATGACGCTCCCGCCAGCAATACTTTTGGATATTACCTTTTAGATAGCCGCGATACTCTTCGGTTGTAAGAGATGATTCAATGGCTTCAATGCATTCCACACCGCCACCATCTGTGTAATGCGGAGGATGGTTTACCACATCTGGAAGAACAACAGGAGTTTCTTCTTTGACTGCCCAGGGTACCGGGCAAACTCCTCCGGGGCAGTCACTAATCTCATCCAATGGAGCGAACCAATCGTTCCTGCTTGTAGAGCCGCGTGATTCCGTCGCCATGTCTAAAGTTTGCTACGCCTTAAGGCTAGCAGAATTAGCCAGGAGTATTAACGCATTAAGCCGCGACGCTTAGCAGACAGCACCAACTCTTCGTCATCTGGCTCACCAAGATCCAGAATCAAGGCTTTGGGCTTGGGACTTGCACCCATTCCCAAGCCTTGTTCAGCGCTCGGAATATAGCCGGTTAAACCAGGTCGCTCTTGATTACCTTCTAGGGCCAAGTTAGTGCGCTCAAGACCTTGCTGACCAAGGACAAGACCACGGTTGTACTGATCGTATAACGGGACATCGTTCTCTGCATTGTCCAGAGGTGCGCCAAAATCTTCTTCATTTAAACAACGACACTTGACTTCATCCTGTACAAATGCGTCAAGGAAGCTTGCGGCGGAATGCATCACGGGATTAATTGATTCACTGCTTCTACAATGTTAATATGGCCAACAGATTTAGACCTACATACGACCCAGGTATCAACTCTGGTACCTCTGGAGCTGAAGTCTCAGACTTACGTCCTGAGCAGGCCTATGACACAGACATGCGTCGAGTAGATGCTGGTGATAGGCGTGCAGCAGCTTCTGTCAACAGCAATCAAAATCGAGTCGCTAAATTCATGCGGGCTGCCCGTAGTGCTGGTGAGTACCAGAAACGTGCTTTAGTTCGTGAACCAACGAGCGCAACATCAGGAGATTCAGGTGGGCGTGCCGGTTCCGTTGGCTACGCCCGTAAACCTAAAGAGCAGTTTGGTAAAGCCTTTGGTTAAACCTGAGAAAAGACCACGTTATTCGGTTGGTATTGATACTTGCCTTTCCGATCTTGGTACGTGGTATGACAAGGGTTGCCACGATAGAACAGCAGTTGTGTAATCCCTTCATTCGCGTAGATGCGGTTGAAGAGTCCAGTGCAGTTGCTGATCTCAAGCGTCAGGTAACCCTCCCATCCGCTTTCGGCAGGCGTGATATTAACCAGAATGCCTGAACGTGCATAGGTTGATTTGCCTACGGCAACAACAGTGACATCCCTGGGAAGCTTCAGACGTTCTTGCGCAACACCAAGACAATATCCGTACGGAGGCAGCAGGAAGTATTGCCCCCGCTCATCCTCCAAAAGATCAGTTGGCTTCAGGATGTCAGGATCAAAGTTCTTTGGATCACAATCCCCAGCTTGTATCTTGCCGAATACCAAGCATTGGGAAGGGGATAGCCGAATGTCGTAGCCGTATGAGCTGAGACCATAGCTCAGGAGCTTGCGGCCATCTTCCTTGCTGACCAAGTGATCAACAAAAGGAGCGATCATCTCCTCTTCTTCAGCAAGTTTTTTGATTTCCCAATCGGCCAGGACGCTCATAGATCCTTGTAATCGTCCTTCAGTATACAGAGATCAGATGAGAATATGCCCGCGATCTTCGTAGATATCCTTAAAGCGTTGGGTAGCATCATCCGTTAAATCGGTGGGGGGTAAGTAGACGACAAATGAAGTGCACGTCTGGCGACGCGAGAATTTTTTTCCGTCATACTCCTGCAGCACGGGTCGTGTACGCAAGATACACATCGGAAAGCTAAAGATTTTAGGTTCGTAACGAATCATGTCAGGGCAGTTGCTGAAATACAGGCCCTGCTCTATCTCACCAGAGATCCAGGCATGGTACATCCGCCGAAACCATACGGCATGGGACGATGTCAGCGATACAGCAGAAGCCCTTGTTTTTTTCCAGCGTCCATCCTTTTTATCCCAAAAGTACATACCCGCCGGTGGAAACAAGTAAGCCTTGCCGTACCACTGTTGGGCGTTCAGGCCATCATCTGCCGGTGTGTAAAAGTTTTCGGCTCCGACGTACTCGTTGGCTACCTTGGAACTTGCGACATCCAATGTGATGCCACCCATCAGCTCGTTTGCAGCGATAATTAGATCTGAACTTGTGATTAGCTCAATGCCTTCTCGTCGGTTGGATGTACGTTGAAGACCTTCGTTACTCATTGCTTTGACACTTTGTTATAGTCCACCTCGCAATAGCGAATTCCAGCACCATCATTAATCAAATACCCAGCTTTTTCCTGTGGGTCAATCTTTTGAGCGGCAGATAAAATGCGCCTAAAAGTCTCAGCAAGATCACCGTTGTTGTTGCGCTCTTCCTCTTCTTGAGCCGCATGTAGTTCTTTGAGTGTCAAGAAGAACATCGTGCGTTCAGCCGTGGGTTGAAAACACATCACACCAGGGCCTTCTGCTTCCCACATCTTGACGTAGTACTCGCCCATGTCACCAAGCATCAACTTAACTGTTGCATCGAGCATCTTGGCTTTTGTTTCGTCCATCTCTGGACCGATCACAGAAGCAATTAATTTTTCACGTCGGTTCATTTCTGCAACAATCCTTGTCGGTTTAAAGATTCTAAAAGTTTTGGTGTTGGTTGGTACATGACAACTAACTTGCCAAGCACACCGCGTTTCTTAACGAGCTTACCAAGGTCATCCCTTACCTTGTCAAATTCTCCAGAGCGGATCAAATACTCGGCAACACAACGGAGTCTCCTCTTGAGAGGCAATTCAGCTTGCGGGAATTTGCCGCAGATCGTATCCGCCTGTAGATCACAAAAAGCAAGACGCAACCTATTGGCAAGGGTCATGCCAGAATTAGCGTCTTCCTCTTCGTAATTTTTTAAGTTTTCCAAGTAACGGCGTAAGCACCCGTCATCGAACGAACCACTGGGCGGCAAGAACATCTCCACTTGCCTGACCAAAGATTCTGGAAGCAGTTCCCCGTGGTTTTCTACGGTAACTGCATCGAGATCAATACCATTAAAACGGTGCGCCATTCTCAGCCGGCTCCCACGCTTTTTGGTACATTGGTTTACGATCTTGACGTTGAGGGTTAAGATCAACCGTCAAAACTTCTGGGTTTTTGGAAAAGGATTGAATTAGTTGGTTCCAAGGGATTCGCAAGACTGCTTTCTTTTTTGGATCAGGGGAAACATTGACATAATGGATGCCTTCTACCCAGCCCTTCCCTGGTTGCTTCCTGCCAATGGACATCCAGTTACGGATGGTTTGATCCGAGACGCCAAGGCGTCTGCCGCATTCTTCTGTTGAGATGTATTCATCGGCAAAAGCCTGAGGACTTAAGACGTCAGTTTCTCCGTTGGAATAACGGGAATGCCACATGGAACCAAGGATATTCTTGATTCCTTTTAGTTCATACGCAATGTCCTCTAAACTTTTACGAAGTCCGTACTGCATACCTTCACACGCTTTGTTTAGATGCTAGTCTGTGAGAAAACAATTTGTGACCATGGAAGAACAAATTCCTACCAGTCAGCCGCCAATGTCAATGCCTCCGCAAAGGGAAGGTCAGATTACGCTGGAAGGACAGATTACGCCTGAACAATTGGCTGAATTGAAAGCTCGTGCCAGGGAACTTGCCATCCAACAAACCATTGCTCAGCAGGCTGCAGTTCAACAACAGCAACAGGTACAACCGCCGCAAGTTATTTACTTACGCCGTAACCTGACCGTTGCTGAAGTCCTTTTGGTACTGTTGCTGTCCTGTGGAATTGTAACAGGAATTCAATGGACTTGGAACGCATTATCCAATGTTTTGCCCCGTGTTGAAATTCGAATGCGTTAAGTAGGAAGACTTATAATTAGTACAAAGAATTGCGCAGTACAGTAGGTGGCAAACCGTAGGATTTCTGAATTTCCTGCTATTAGCGGGATCGATATTGACAACCAGGATCTACTTACGCTGGTTCACGTTTTTGAGGTGAACCCTACACTGCGCAACAAAAAACTTACTTTTACGGAGTTTCGTTCTTACTTAGATCAGTACTACGCAAACACCAGCGGAGCAACGATTAGCGGAAACGTTACCATTACTGGGAACCTATCCGTTTCTGGCACAAGTACATTCAATGCTATAACAGCAACTGGCGCTAGCACTTTTAGTGGTATTGTTGTCCAAAATAATGCAACAGTCAGTGGCACTATTAGTGGGGCCACAATTACGGGCAATGCACTGCAAAGCACAACTCTTAATGCAGGCACCGTAACCACAACAACTGCAACCGGTACGACTGCACTATTTACCAGTGGTCTTTACCAAACGTTATCCGGTGCGACGATCACAGGAAATAATTTATCCGCAACCAGTGGCGTCTTTACGGCGTTAAGTGGTACGACAATTACTGGGACAACGGTTGCTGCAACAACAGGTTCATTCCAAACCCTTAGCACTCCCGTCCTTAACGTCAGTGGTAATCTCTCCGTCGCAAGCGGATTAACTGTCACTGGTGTAGCTCAATTTACAAACGGCGTTCAGGTCACTGGCACGCTTTCCGGAACAACCCTCACAGGAACCACAGCTCAATTTACAACCGTCACTGGTGTAACTGGAGTTTACACAACGTTGCTTTCAGGTGCCACTATTACTGGTAATACGGCACGTTTCTCGAATGTTACCGGTGTCTCTGGTGTTTTCACAACCAGCGTCTCTGGTGCAACCGTTACAGGCAATACGGGTGCTTTTGGCAATATCAGTGGTATTTCTGGTGTCTTTACCCAGGTTTTATCAGGTGCATTTATCACTGGGAACACAGGAAATTACACAACACTTACAGGTGTTTCCGGAACATTTGCCAACCTGAGTGGCACAACAATTACGGGAACCAATGTTAATGCAACAACTGTTTCTGGCGTATCTGGTGTTTTTACTAGCCGTGTTTCGGGAACAACGATTACTGGCACTTCGGGGTTATTCTCTGTAGTTAATGGTGTTTCGGGTACTTTTACTACTCGGATCAGTGGCAGTACTGTCACTGGAGATAACGCTAGCTTTACAAGAGTTACTGGCATAACCGGTACTTTTACGACGATTGTTTCTGGCCTAACCGTTACCGGTAATACGGGTGCTTTTACAAACCTGACGGGTATTGCAGGTGTTTTCACCACAAGTGTTTCCGGAGCAACAGTCACTGGTAATACCGTTCAAGGAACATCAGGAGTCTTTGTTAACCTCAGTGGTACGACCATTACGGGAACAACGGTTAATGCCGCGACTGGCGTTTTTAATACTCTTCAAGCAACCAACTTAGCGTTCACAAACACAACCGTATCTGGTGATCTGAGAGTTCTTGGTTCGGGTTTCTTTTCATCCGGTGTACAAATTACAGGAACACTAAGCGGTACAACCATTACAGGAACAACGGTTCAGTCAACAACTGGAACATTCGTTTCTTTAACAGGAACAACAGTTCAGTCAACAACCGGAACATTTGTTTCTTTAACGGGAACAACGACATCTGGTACAACTGCTAATTTCGTGTCTGGTGTTTTTAGCACACAAATTTCAGGGGTTACTGTCACTGGTACCACTGCAAACTTTACTAGCGGTAACTTTACTAATATCAGCGGTGGTACTCATACCATTACATCGGGTGTATTTGCGTCAGGTACGGCAGCAAACCCATCTATTAGCTTTGTTTCTGACCAAAATACAGGTATCTACGCTCCTGGTGCAAACCAAGTAGCAATCTCAACTGATGGCACGGGGCGGCTATTTGTTACTGCAAGTGGAAATGTTGGCATCAACACGGCAAGCCCTAGCGAACCATTAAACGTTGCCCGCTTAGGAAGTGACTTAATTGCACGTTTTGGGACGCTAGAGACGAATGCGGGCGCTTGGATAAGACTGCAAGGTAAAGATGCCACAGGAGCATCCAATCAATTTTGGGACATTAGAAACAACGTAGACGGGTCGCTGTCGTTTAATGGCAACACCTCTTTGCTGACAGAACGCGCCCGCATCGATAGCTCCGGCAGGTTGTTGGTGGGCACAACTACAAGTTTTGGCGATGCTGCTATAGTTCAATCTATTGGCACAAATGCTTACACATTCCAAGGATTTCGGTTTGGTGGAGATAATGGACTAATCTCTCTTGGTTCGGCAGCAGGCACGCAGGCAAGTCCGTCTATTCTTACCACTGGCAACTTAAACCTTGGTGGCATTGTATTTCGCAGTTATGACAGTGCTGCTTACAGAATAGGCGCACAAATCACCGCAGTCGCGGAATCTGAGTGGGCTTCTGCTGACTGCCCAACTCGCCTAGTGTTCTCCACTACCGCCGACGGAGCGAGCAGCCCGACGGAGCGGATGAGGATTAGTAATGCAGGCACTACAACC